AAAAGACATTGATGGTATCGTTAACTCTGTAACGGCAACAATAAATGGTGCAGTATGGTCAGTACCACTAGACCCTGCCAACAGACACTACGCAGAGATACTAAAACAAGTAAAGGAAGGCACACTGACCATCAAGGACGCTGACTAATGCTTGGCTTTAATGCCATATCAGAAGTCTCTATTGCAGAACTTCCCGGTGCTTTTGTACCGCTATCAGGTGTAAATGGAACATCTGCTGTAGGCTCTGTTACAACAGAGGGACAAGGTGCAGCAGACGTTACGGGCGTAGCCGGAACTACAAGTTTAGGGTCAATAGCGATTACGGGAGACGCTAACGTGACCTTAACAGGAATTTCTGCTACACTTTCATTAACAAGTGTTATAGTATGGGGTAAGATTATTCCTGCTCCGGGAACGTCTTACACGGCTATAACGCCATCGAGCAGCCCAACGTGGTCCGAAAAAACCACAGGCGTCTCGCAGACTTGGACAGAAGTAGCATAAGAGGTAAGATATGGGATCAACATATACAGATAATGGTGGCATAGAAAAGATCGGTCTTGGGGAACAAGCCGGTGCTTGGGGCACCACAACAAATAATAATTTTGACATTATAGACAGGCTTGTAAATGGTGTCGGTACAATAACCTTATCAGGCACGACACACACGCTTACTACCAGTGATGGTAGCTTGTCCGACGGCATGTTTAAAGTGCTCGTCCTAGGAGGGTCACCCTCTGGTACAAACACGATTACCATTGAGCCTAATAATGCTGATAAACTATATTTTGTAAAGAATAGTTCGGGGCAATCGGCTATTATAAAGCAAGGGTCCGGAGCTACTGTAACAATAGCTAACGGAGGTGACGCTGTAGTTTTTGCAGATGGTGCAGGTTCTGGAGCAGCGGTAACAGAGATTAAACCGGGCACTGCCGACGCTAGTGTTCTTACTGCAACTATTGCAGATAGCGCCATTACTACGGCTAAGATAGCCGACGATGCGGTGACAGCCGCTAAGGTAGCCGACGATGCGATAGGTGCTGCGGCTGTGGCTGATAATTCTATTGGAGCAGCAGCGATAAACATATCAGGAAACGGCACCTCTGGTCAGGCCATTGTGTCTGATGGAGATGGTAGTTTTAGTTATGAGTCTAATATTGTGCCCTCCGGTGCATTGATGCCTTTTGCAGGCGCTTCTGCCCCTACAGGATTTTTATTGTGTCACGGACAGGCTGTCTCACGATCTACCTATGCAACTCTTTTTTCTGCAATAAGCACAACCTACGGTTCAGGTGATGGGTCATCAACGTTTAACCTGCCGGATTTACGAGGTAGGGTTATAGCCGGTCAAGATGACATGGGCGGTTCCTCAGCAGACAGACTTACCAATCAAACTGGTGGTATTAATGGTGATAATTTAGGTGATACAGGTGGTTCTGAAACACATACCTTGACAACAGCTCAGTTAGCATCGCACACGCACAGCTTTAGTGATACAGACAGTATTACGGCTATGACGTTTTTGAATGATGGCTTAGGTGTTAATCGAGGAGGTAGTGGTGCAAGCTCATCAAGCAACTCTATATCAGTCTCAATTAGCGGAACCACAGGTAGCGCAGGTAGTGGGTCTGCACACAATAACGTACAGCCTACAATAATCTTAAACTACATTATTAAAACATAAGAGAATAGTATGCCCTTAACGGCACTTAAATTTAAACCCGGTATCAACAGAGAATCAACATCGTATTCTAATGAGGGCGGGTGGTTTAATGGCGATAAAATACGCTTTCGCTTTGGTAACGTAGAAAAGATAGGCGGGTGGTCCACGTACAGTGACAATACCTTCTTGGGCACTTGTCGTGCCTTGTTCAGTTGGGTTGCTTTGGATGCTACAAAGTTTTTAGGTATAGGCACAAACCTTAAATACTATATAGCAGACGGTGGGCAGTACAACGATATCACGCCTGTGCGTTCTACAACCGGTGCGGGGGATGTTACCTTTGCTGCTACTAACGGTAGTTCTGTTATTACCGTAACCGATACGGATCACGGTGCTAATCTTAATGATTTTGTTACGTTTTCTGCCGCTGCATCGTTGGGGGGTAATGTAACGGCAGCAATATTAAATGCTGAACATCAAATAACTGGAATTGTAAACAATAACAGCTACACTATCTCAGTCACTGTTACCGCTAGTGGATCGGACTCAGGAAATGGAGGTAGTTCTACTATAGGCGCTTATCAGGTAAACACGGGCCTCGATACAAACTTTTTTGGTACAGGTTGGGGTGCCGGTGTGTGGAACGGCGTGGATACTAATGAAATTACAACAACACTAAACGAAGAGCTTGATGCGTCGGAAACAGGTGTAGATGTCACAAGTGCCACGGGTATGTCTACCTCTGACGTAATAGATGTTGGTGGCGAGCTCATGCTGATTAGTGGTATATCAAGCAATACACTGACTGTGACACGAGGACATGGTGGTACAACAGCAGCGGTTCATTCTAATGGTGCGCTTGTGCGCTTAGTCTTGGGCAACGCAACAGCAGCCGACGACACAGTAACTTTGATAAACGATGGTAGTGGCTTATCCGCAACAGCTACTACTGTGACAGTAGACTCAGCGGCCAACTTTATATCCACCGGTTATATCAAGATAAACGACGAGATTATTGAATACACAGGCAAGACATCTACCACCTTTACAGGTTTGATACGGGGCTCGCTTAGTACAACAGCGGCAACTCATGCGGACAATGATGCTGTAATAGAAGCGGCTTTTGGTTGGGGTATGCCGGCAGAGGGCACAATATCGGGTGCTGTCTTAACAAACTGGACGCATGATAACTTTGGGGAAGACTTATTATTAAACATTAAAAATGGTGGTATATTTTATTGGGATAGAACAGCGGGTACCTCAACACGGGCCGTGGCCCTTTCTTCATTATCAGGGTCTAATCTTGCTCCCACAGTTGCCAAACAGATTATGGTATCGGACCAAGACCGTCATGTCATAGCCTTTGGTTGTGACGGCGAGTCCTCTATTGGCACACAGGACCCACTACTCATACGTTTTGGCTCGCAAGAAAGTTTAATTGATTTTCAGACATTACCTACAAACACAGCGGGAGAGCTTCGGATATCTACGGGTTCGGAGATTGTGGTAGCTATACAAACCAAGCAACAAATACTCGTATATACCGATGTATCGCTTCATGGTATGCAGTTCTTGGGGCCACCTTTTACTTTTGGTCTAACGGAGATATCACGAAATATTACAATAGCCGGGCCAAACGCGGCTGTTGCTGTGAATGACTTTGTATTCTGGATGGGCTCAAAAGAGTTCTATGTATACGGTGGTACCGTGCAACGCCTACCCTGCACCGTGTTGGATTATGTGTTTAGTGATTTTAATCGGGACCAGATAGGTAAGGTATATTCGGGGCATAATAGTTCGTATGGTGAGGTATGGTGGTTCTACCCATCTAAGAGCAGCACAACAAATGACAGATATGTTATATATAATTATCAGGAGAAGCTCTGGTACTTTGGTACATTAAACCGCACCGCATGGGTGGATCGCGGTATTAACCAGTATCCGATAGCCGCGAGCACTGACAATAAATTATATTACCACGAGTTCGGGCAGGACGATGGTAGCACTAATCCTCCTTCTGCTATATCAGCCAATGTCGAGTCAAGCCAAATAGACATAGGCGATGGCGACAAATTCACTCTAGTACGGCGTGTTCTGCCCGACATTACGTTTAGAGACAGTACAAATGAGACACCACGAGTCAATATGGTAGTCAAAACACGTAATTTTCCGGGGGTCACGTTTAACGAAACGTCAAGTAATCAGGTAGCGCAGTCTGTGTCAACACCTGTAGAGTTGTTTACAGAGCAGCTTCATGTACGGTTACGCGGTCGATCTTTTGCTTTTCGGGTTGAAAGTGACGTTACTGGTGTTATGTGGAGGCTAGGCACACCGAGACTTGATGTAAGACCAGATGGACGAAGATAATGAGCACACGTAATATACCGGCCCCGTTTTTTCCTTATCCGCCACAGCAATATGATCCGAGTTACTTCTCTGACATAGTAAGATCGTTTGCTTTGTTTGTAGAACAACAGCGTAATCCCGGCGAATCACGGGCCACGAAACTTACTTTTACTAATTTACCATCGGGTAATGATAAAGATTTAGAGAACGGCGCCTTGTTTGAAGTTGACGGATTTGTTAAGATAAGTAAGGTGGACCGACCACATTGCGCTAGTAATTCTGCCACAAGTGGGTTAGGATCGGTAACAGTAACAATAGGATAGTTATGGGCGAAGCACTTAAAACCTTTTCGTTTCCAGTCGGTGGCATAGCCGACTTTTATTTGGAAGACCACGAAAAAGAAGCTTTATACAAAGAAAAGGCGCAAGAAAACTTCGGCTCTGATGGCTTAGGTGCTATCCAAGATGTTGCAGTGCGCATGGCCTCCTACGGCCGTTATGGTGACGACAAGCTCGTTCATGCTGAAACAGGCGAGCTAGTCGTCCCGAAAGCATTAATAGATAAAAACCCAAAACTAAAAGACTCTATATTTAATCATCTGAAAGATATGGGTATCGAAGACCCAGAAAGATACGTGGTGGGTACAGAAGCAAACTCTATAAACCCTGATACGGGATTGCCTGAGTTTTTTCTGAAAGATATATTTGACAAAGTTGGCGATGTTATACGTAAAGTAGCCAAGCCTGTGTTGACTGTGGCCGGCGCTGTTGTATTAGCGCCTTTTGTTGGTCCAACAGCCGGTGCGTCTATAGGTGCCGGTATTGGTGGCTTGATACAAGGTGAGAGTTTTGAAGAGGCCGTGGGCAGTGCATTGACCGCAGGCGCTACAGCTACAATAGGGGCAGGCATTTCTGGTATGTTTGGTGGCACAGGTTTTACTGAGGGCATAAGAGCAGGCTTTACGCCCGTCGGCCCCAAAGGGTTTCCTACTTTTGATAAAATAGGAGAAACCCTTAAAGGTATTCAAAAATCATATACCCCTGAAGGTGTGCCTGATATGCAATTTACGCAAAAACAATTTCCGGGTTTAGATCAACCAGTAAATGTTCCTACAGGACGCGGTAGGTTTATAGATAAATTTATGCCAGAGTCCATGACTGCTTCTGATTTAGCAAGTTACAACAAGCAACTTGGAACAAAATTAACTCCAGAATTAAGCTCTCAAATATTAAAAGATGTAAACCCCGGCTTTTTTGCCAAGTATGCTGCTCCGGCAGCAGCGGCCACTACAGTTGCCGCAGCGGGTGGTTTCTTTGATGCTCCGGAAATGGAAGAGCTAGAAGACATAAAAACAGGTCAAGACCTTATAGATGAAAATAGAGGTAAGTATATTGTGCAAGGCACAGATATTAGGCCCTCACAACCTCCTTTTATGGTGCCAACACGGTTCCCCTTCACTCCAAGTCCACCCGTGCAGTATGCGGCAGCAGGTGGTGAAGCAAAAGAATTTCCAAGACGCAATGGGGGTATAGGTATGGATGAGGGTACACCCGGTAAAGACAGTGTACGTGCTATGTTGATGCCCGGTGAGTTTGTTATGACAACAGATGCCGTAAACGGTGCCGGTGGTGGCGATAATGAAAAAGGTATTCAAAATATGTACGCAATGATGCGTAACTTTGAAGCAAAGGCGAGGGCGTAATGGCAGTAGAAACACAACAGGTCATACAACGTGAAGCACCCGAGGTAGAAGCCTATAAACTGGGGCTACTTGAAAGCGCTAAAAAACTAGCAGATCAAAGAATAACTGTACCTAAACAGGTTGTTGCGGGTATGTCAGGCCTACAGGACACCGCAATATCAGCCGCGTCACCGGCAAGCGGTGGAATTGGCGGCTATCAACAGTTTTTACAAGGCGCAAAAACAACCATGGACCAAGCACCGGGAATGGTGACAAGTGCGGTGGGTGATGCCGGCACCATGTATAGAACAGGGGCCAGTGGTGTAACGAGCGATCAAATGTCTCAGTACATGAACCCTTACCAACAAGCTGTTTTTGATGAGATAAACCGATCTTTTGACACACAATCCGCGCAAGCGGGACTACGGGCCGCGCAAGCCGGTGCGTTTGGGGGCAGTCGAGCAGGCATACAGCAGACAGAAATAGGTAGAAACAGAGCACAGGCCTTAGCTCAAGCGCAAGCACAAAACTTTTTGCAGGCACAGCAGGCCGCAGAGCGTGAGAGAGCAAGACAGTTACAAGCCGCACAGGGTATTGGAGCATTAGGGTTACAGGGCGCAAGCACTCTTGGACAGCTTGGGGTACAAAGAGCCGGAATTGGTGAGTTGGCACAACAAAGTGCGTTAAGAGACATACAAACACAGTTTCAGCTTGGTAAACAGCAGCAGTTGCAGCAACAGGCGGAGTTGGAAGCAAAACGTAAGAGCGATATGGCGCAGCTTTATGAGCCTTATCAACGTCTTGGTTTCTTGTCTGATATATACAGAGGAGCTCCAACCTCACAGATGACAATATCACAGGTACAGCGACCTGATGTGTCTCCGGCGCAACAGTTATTTGGTTTGGGTGTAGCCGGTCTATCCGCTTACGGTGGTGCTAAACAGGCGGGGTTATTTTAATGAGTGTGCCTCCTATTTTTCCTTTTTTGGGCGGAACTTTGCCTCCGTTAATAAAAGAGAGGTTACGGCCAGAAGTTGTTTCTGAGCCTGTTCCAATGATTGAAGAAGAAAGAAGACCTCCGATGCGCCCCGGCTTGGATATGGGTGGCATAGGTATGTTACAAGCAGGACGCATTGGTCCCTTAAACAGACTCGGTCAATTTATAAACCAAGAGTTAGCTGAAGAAAACCAAGGCGAGGTAGATGAATTTATAGGAGAGGTAGGCGATATGGCAAATCAACGATTTGGAGTGGATCTTGGCTCTGTGGGCCAACGTCCGATGTTTGATGTGGGCAGGCCCGTGCAAGCATATAAAGAGGGAGGCGCAGCGTTTCCTGATCTGAGCGGTGACGGCAAGATAACACAAAAAGATATACTTATAGGGCGTGGAGTAATAGAGAAAGAGTATGGCGGCCCTGTTGGTATGGAAGCAGGTGGGCCGCCTTTAGGAGAGGGGATGATGGTAGATATGGGCTATGTCCGTCCATCAAAAGAAGCTGCTTCTGAACTACCCTCAGTAAATTACCAAGAAGGTCGATACCCTACTCCAGATGCCACCTTAAATAATGTTATGAAAGAAAGACGCAAACAAGAAGGCCTAATGGAGTTTAATCAATATCTAAAAAACACTAACATGACTCTAGATGATTTTGTTAATGCCCCAAGAGATTTTCAAATGAATGTTGTTAGAATGTTATCTCCGGGAGTTGATGCGGCGAGAGAAATTTTAGAGATAGGTGCGCAAGGTGTAAAGGGTATGCAGATGGGCGGCGATCCGATGACTGCGCCCCCTATGCCCATGCCTGCACCAGAACAGCCCCCTATGCCCATGGGAGATCAACTTGATCCAAACATAGTGCAGAGCGCATTAGCACAGGCTGCCGGTGGTATAGGTGATTTAGATCAGGCACAAAACTACGAACAGGTAATGAATACAATGCGTGGTGATCAGGCAACAGTAGAAGAAAGACGCGAAGAACTAGCCGGAGTTGTCGGATCCGGTGACGCAAACCAGACCCCAGAGTCCGTGTTGACCTTAGTACAGCCCGTTATGATGTTAGCGAATGTTGATCAAGGTATTGGTCAGCTTGCACAGCAAGAGATGACGCAACCCATGGAGGGGCCGATGGCCGGGGGCATAATGTCCACGGTTCCTGAACCACCAATGATGGAGGCCGGCGGGACCGCTCCCGTAAATTTTAACAAAGGCGGTGAAGTCCGCCCTGTAGAATACTTCGCTCCTCCAAACATGAATAGAGTTGCAGGAGGCGGAAACCAATTCTCGTTTAATCCGGCGTTTCCTTACATACCTACAGGCGAATCTCCAGTAAACCTTCTTCGTGTGACGGGTTTATTAGGGTCCTCTGGCGATGAGGATGCTGAAAATAAGGTTAATAATGCTTTAAACGCAGAAAGCAAAAATCCGGGTACGGGTAAAACTAGATTACAAGAATTATTTGCTAATGATCTGGAGTTGTATAGAAAAGTCGGTCTTGGTGACGTTGCTGATCGACAAGCAATGGCCGAGCAACAAAAACGTATGACAAAAGCGCAGATGTTGTTTGACATTGCCACTACTGCTTTGGCGTTTGCAGCTCCGATGGAAGGAGAGCGCCCCGGTTTAAGTCCTGCGGAGAGATTGGCTATGGCAGCACGGTCCACGCAACTACCAGAAAAGATTGGGGCAAGAGCACAGGCGCAACTACAACTTGATAAAGAAGCTGCAAAAGAGGAAAGAGCTATAGAATTAGCAGCACTACAGTCTGCCGAAACTAAGCTTGCGGCGGAAAAAGCAGAGGCAGCCGCAGAAAGATTAGCGTCAATAAAAAGTAAGACCACAGCAAAGGCTCAAAAGGCCTATAAAACAACTAAAGAGATTACGATTGATGGAACGACGATTCCTAAAAATACTGTTGTAAACTTAAATCCGACCCAAGTAGGAAACACTAATTTTGGGGATTTAGTGCCTTATAAGGCTCCTTCAGAGTCGAGCTTAAAAGCTTATACTGCTACTAAAGACTTTGTTCTTGACGGAAACACTATCCCAAAAGATACAGTCGTAAATTTAAGTACAGATCAAGTATCCAACATAGCCCAAGGAATATTAATTCCATTCAGAGCAGGCGAGGGATTATCTCAAAAACCATATACAACACTGAAAGAAATTACTCTTGACGGAAAGAAATTACCTGCAAATACAATAGTTAATTTAAATCCTACGCAAGTAAATAACCTTCCGGTTGATAGTATTAAACCTTATAAAGCAGAAAGTGAAACACTTACGGCCTATATTGTTAAGGAAGAGGTAGAGATAGACGGAGAAAAAGTTTCTAAAGATACCGTTGTCAATTTAACGGCAAGTCAGGCTTCTGGTATACCTTTTGGTAAAATTGTGCCTTACTCACCTCCTACGGTCGGAAGCACTTCTCCGTTTTTAACAGCTCGTGCTTTAGAAATTGACGGAAAAAATTACGCAAAAAACACTATTGTCAACTTAAAAGCGGCAGATGTAGATAAACTTGAGCCCGATGCTTTGATTCCATACAAAGCGCCTACCGTCCAAGGGGAAGTAAATCTTCTATTTCCAGACGGCACAGTAAAAGCTCTTAAACCCGGCACAGATACGTATAAAGAAGCTATTGAATTGGGCGCTATAAAAGCCGGTGTAGCAAAAGTTCCCGGAGACGATGAAGAGTTGTTAGGGTCTAGACCAGAAACAGCAAGTATAAAGTACATAAGTAACAAAGAACGTTTAGATGCCTATGCTGATGGTAGCTTAGGAGAACAAGAAACAACCGAGTTTGAACAGAAGCTACTTAATTTTATTTCAAAACCATCTATGGTGCCTTTTCAAGGAGAGTTTAGGGTTGGCTCTGTACCGCAGTTATCTCCTGCAATTAAACGAGCCATTTCTGCAAGAAGAGCTAAGGGATTACCTACTGTAAACCTTCCGGGACAAACTGATTTACCAAGTGTTAGTGGTGACACAAGAACTCAACCTGCACCGCAACAAGATCTACAATACGGCACTAAACAATTTAATCTTTCATTATTTGATCCCGTTCAAGGTAATGTTAATTTAGATTCACCATCTTGGGATAAGATTCCTACTAACTTAGTAGATAAGAATTTAAATTATCCTGAAACTACTGGATTGGCGAGCGGTTTGCCAAGACTTAAAGTATTTTTTAAAGAGCAGTTTAGGGAACTTGGTGGTAGTCCTTTAAATCAAAGTCAAAAAGATTTCAGTAGAGCAGAGTCCGTCATCGTTTCTCTAAGAAACGATATTTTGGCAACAATTACCAAAGGAAATGAAGATGAGGGGGTTGGAAGAATTTTAAAATTTGTTCAACTTGAACTTGCAGAGGAAACAAGAAAACTTACACCCGGAATGTTTACAACGGACGAAACAGCTCTATCAAAACTCTTAGCGGTTGAAAGTAAACTAGCGAATAGTATTCAAGTTTTAGCGCAAAGAATTCCTGAATATGGAGGAGATCCGGGACAGAAATTCAATATGAGTCAAATTACTAAAGCTAGAGCGATTACAGATAAGCTTGTTTTATTGACTGCTGAGATTAGAAATATGCGTAAGATTTATCAAGAAGCTTTACAGACAGGCGCAATCGCGGTTACACCGGAAACAACTAAGAAAGCAAAAGATTGGATGCGAGGAAATAGGGAATAAAATAATGGCAGAAGAAAGTGTGTTTAAAAAAGAAGATATACCTGTTTTTGAACCTTTCACATTTACTCCTGAAAAGTTTAAAGAGGGCGTAAAAACACAAGGTATAAGTAATCTAACGTCGTCTATTGTTGAAATGCAGGCAGGAACCGCGGCTCCCGGTTTATTTTCGTATCAAACATTGCGTAATGGGCAAGCGCCTTTATTTAACTTTTTACCCGGATTTAAAGATTTAGCCGTTGAAGACAGAAAACTCACTGATGAACAAATACTTCCTTTTTTTACTAATGTCGAAGACTTTGGTGGTGAGGACGGGGCCGGTTATTTAGCCTTCATAGAAAAAGCAAAACGCACCGCGGCCCCCGGAACAGGAATGTTAGCAGGTGCTGTGGCAGGTGCAAAAGGGGCTGCTAAAATTCCTATACCCCATCCCTTAGCCAAAGGCGCGGTAATTTTAGGGGGCACTGTTTTAGGAGCTTTGACAGGTGATTTTCTTGGTAGGGAAACAAGTGATTTTATACTAGGCGAAGAAGATCCTGTTATACCTTCTCTTCAGCCGATGGTTAATAGTGCCGAAACATTAACGTATGGTATCTCCATGCTTGGAACACCGTGGTTACTGCCTACCAAGACCGGATCGATTGGGGCGGTAAGAGTGCTTGATAACTTTAAAAAAATATCTATGGGACGCAATGCCAATCTTGCTAAAAAAGGGTATTATGACTTTGATAGAGCTCTAGACATTGTGGCGGCAAGTGAAGGCTTGACTAATTCTTTACTAACTAAAGCTTTACGTGCAGAAAAAAATGTTGGTTTGAGTCGGTTTATTAAGCCTGACCCTAGAAAAGGTCCTTTAAGTTTACGTGTTTTATCTGGGCTCGAGAGAGGTGTTGCCGCAGCGGGAAAAGGTGCTCGTGCGAACCCAAGTGCGACCTTGATTACAGAGGGTGTTGCCATATCGGGTGCTTCGGGGGGAGCTTTTGGTGCAGAAGTGGTTTTTCCCGGCAGTGATTGGTGGCGGTTAGGGTTTGAAGTCGCAGGAGGCGGCTTACCTCCATTGGCATTAAAACCTATATTAACAGGAGTTAACAAGGGTTTTAGAGGAGCTTTTGATTTATTTAAAAGGTACGCATCAGGTGATCCCGCACAGCAAACTATTGAAGAGACAATACAAAGCAAAAGAATGACGGAGGTTGGAACTCGTCTATTTGAAGCTCTTCAGAACTCTCCTGAAATAGAGGCTAACCCTGCTTTATTAGGTCAAGCTATTAAATTGTTGGGTGAAGGTATTTTAGATGAAACAGGAACTGTGATAGATGAAAAGAATGTGGCGGTTCTTGATTCTACTTCTTTGTCTGCTTTTTTTGCCTCAAAACAACAACCAAAATTGGCGAAAGTTTTTGCAAGGATAGAGCAAGAATTAGGTCGAACAAGTGATGAGTTAGCCGTTGCCAGTAAGAAAGGCAGAGAGGCGTATATCCAAGGTGCAAAAGCAACAATAATAGGCGCTGTAAACAATGGAGATGTAGACGCTCTACAAGCTGCCGGATTTTTAGCAGAGTCTTTGTTTTACGACAACATTTCAAACAATGTAAGGCTTCAAGTAAATAATTTAATTAAAGCAGCAGATAAGTTAAAAGTTGATTCAAAGTATGACCTCTCTACTAAGCTGTATAACCTACTAAATGAACAAATTACCCTTACCAAAAACAGAGAAAAACAATTATGGGATAATGTGGGTAACACTATTATTCAAGATTTCGTTAACAAAGAGGGCACGGAACTTGAATTTCCTAATATAATAGAAGCTCTGAGGACTCCTATGAATAGAGGTGGGGTATTTTCTTTAGCAAAAGGATCAAAGACCGAATTAGCGGCAGCTTTAGGAGGTTTTACAGAAGATCTTGACGATATCATAAAATTTTTTGGGCAAGCGGATACAATAGACGGCAGTATTCTCTTCAACAATAGTGAGGCTGCGCGGAGAAGAGTTCCTAGAGGAGATCCCATGAACGCTAGTCGTTTGTTTGATATAAGGTCATCTTTGTTAAGCAAGGCAAAAGCTTTACGAGCACAAGGCAATGACCACATGGGCTTACGGTTAGAAAATTTGTCCGCCGCCATTTTACAAGATTTAGTGGGATCTAAAACTACAGTGGCTAATGGTTACAATATTGCTAGAGCATACTCCAAAGCAAAAAATGATTTTTTTACTAGAAGTTTTTTAGGAGACGTTCAAGATTTTAACGTCAGAGGTGGAACTAAAATAACACCGGATAATCTGTTGGACAGAGTATTTGCAGGAGGTAGCAGCCCTACGTATCTAAGGATAAAAGATATTATGGCTACCAATAAGTTTGTATTAGATGAAGATTTAGGACAAAAAGGCGTTGAAAACATATTTACCATTCACGAAACTTTAGAAAATGCAGTTAAAAGAACCTTTAAAAACATGGTCAAAGATAAAGTGGTATCGATTGATCCTGATGGAACTGAGATCACCGCACCTGTTATTGATCCCGCATCTTATGAACGCTATATGAAATCAGATGAGGCTCAGGCTCTTTTTAGAGTATTTCCAAAATTGCATGAAGACCTTAAAACTTTGAAAAAAGCGCAAGAAACTTTTACTTCTTTTGGTAGAGATGTAAAACTATTCAAAGAGTCCGATGAGGTTAAGGCATTTCAAGCTGTTCTTGAATCACAAACAGAAAATCCTGCAAGTGCTGTAACTTTAGCCTTAAATAGCAAAAAACCGGAAGCTTCCATTAACGGTCTTTTAAAATTGACGGAAAAAGCGGACAGTTTTAAAAACGCAGACGGAAAAACGTTTACTTCAGAACAAGCTAAACTTGGTTTACGTTCCTCAATACTTAGTTACGCGATTACTAAAGCAGGCGGGTCTGGGTATAAATTTAACCCACGAGCCATGCAAGATGCTTTATTTGGTGTGGTTAAAGGAGCGGATCCAAAAGCTAGTTTCAGACTTTCTTCATGGATGCTGAAAAACGATATTGCAGACAGAGAGCACCTTAACTTAATTCAAAAAGCTCTTAAAGAAATGGTTAACGTCGAAGAGGCTTTTTTAACGGGGGATCTGGAAACTGTATTGTTTAAAAAACCTAGCGGTGCAAAAATGTTTCAAGCTAGAATGATAGGTGCTACCCTTGGTGCAAAAGCACAACAAACTTTTAACAATCTTCTTACAAAGATAGGCATAGGAGGTCCGGGTTCTCAAATCGGAGGTGGTATGGTTGCCGCCAGTGAGGGCTCCAAACAAATGTTAAATCTATTTTTTAATATGCCCGAACAAGCCAAAGTTAAAATCATGTTAGATTTGATGAAAGACAAGAAAAAACTCGGTATTCTTTTACAGGATGCGCAAACAGCCAGTCAGGCACAAGGGTTGGCGAATAGATTAGCCACTATGTTATCTGGTTTATTTGTAGAACAAGTAAGTAGAAGAGCTCCTTACTTAGGAAAAGAAGTCGGCTCCGATGTTTACGAGGAAGACAAACTGGTATTTCCTGAAACCATCGCAGAGGAGGAGCCTCCAAACGTAACAAGTCAAGTAGAACCAACTCTACCCGCACCCGTGAAAAGAGCACAACCACCTGCAATGTTTGGTCAGATTACACCCTCACTCAACCCAGTTCCAAACACGCAGGAAGTAGACAGACGCCGTTATGCGGCAGCATTTCCAGAGGACCGCGCTCTTGTAGAAGGTATAGGAAGCCTACGTGGATGAGCAAAGACCCCCTAAAAGGCACTGGAAAGAAACCAAAAGGGTCAGGAAGGAGATTATATACCGATGAAAACCCAAAAGACACCATCTCTATTAAATACGCCACTGTGGCAGATGCCGAAGCAACTGTTCGCAAAGTTAAAAGAGTTAATAAACCGTTTGCTAGGAAGATCCAAATCCTCACGGTCCTCGAACAACGAGCCAAAGTTCAAGGAAAAAACAGACAAGCCCAAATCGCGAGGAAGGCCAAAGAAGATATCAGAGCCAAAAATAAAAAGAAAAAGGGGACGGCCTAAAAAGAATGACTAAGCAAATACGAAATAAAATAAAAAAAGTAGCAAAGGGTCTGAAAAAAGCCTCTAAGACGCACGCACGACAAGCCAAAACACTACGTTCTGTGCTAAAGACTAAGAAAGCCAAGACCTAGCGTCTTCACCCAACACTTGTTGCGCAAGATTTATCTTTTCTCTCAGGGCCTGTAGTATCTTTTCATCGATAGTCTCTGGGGCTATAATATCTACATACGTTACCTTATTAGTCTGACCAATACGATGCGCCCTGTCCTCCGATTGCAAGCGTATCTCTAGATCATAACTATTGCTGTAATAGATCACGGTGCTTGCGGCAGTCAGGGTGATGCCATATCCGCCCGTTCTTGGTTGTCCCACAAAGAAGCGTAGGGGATCTTCAAGGTCTTGATAACGCTCAACAATCTCTTGACGCTCCTCTTGTGGGGTTTCACCATAGTAGGTTGCAACCGCTTCGGGCCCAAAGCGGTCGCGCAGGGCCTTCGCTATCTGTTGGATGTCATATGTATATGTCGCCCAAATGATAGCTTTTCCCTGTACTTCTTCACATATATCGAGCAGTTCTTTCAACCGCCCGTTTGCAAAACTCACTGTATTACCCTCATCATCTTGTATATGACCACAGCATATCTGTTGCAGACGCATAATCTGTGTCAGAACGCTCTGTGTCGTGGCTAATTCGCCATTGTCAAGCTTGGTAAGGGCTAAACGTTTCATCTCCGTGTACGACCGTTTCTGCTCCTCGGATAACGGAACAAGACGGCGTACATACATTTTATCCGGCAGATCCAGACAATCTTCTTTCAACACACGATTACTAAACGCTTCAAGCTTTTCGTTAAGCTCATCTAATCGTCGGTATCCTACCACTTCATTAAAGGATCGCGGTCCCATTACACGCTTCTGCACCACAGCGTAACGGTTCTGGAACGCATAAAAACTCTGAAAGTTCAGTGCCATAGCGGACAAAAACATACATTGACTAAACAAATCCATCGGACTGCGGGTCACGGGTGACCCTGTTAGGATACGCCTATACTTGGACAGGCCTTTCATCTCTAATATATTCTTTGTACGGTTTGCACTTCTGTTCTTAATAGTCGTGCTTTCGTCCACAATCACAATATTATTACAATTTGTTTCAAGAAAGGTATGCGCCGCCTGTGTACCACGAGGCGTGGACAGCGCTTCAGTGTTCATTACAAATATTTTAAGCCCCTCAAACTTTTCATACACCAATGTCTTCATTTGTTTTTGGAACCACTGCGCACTGGAGGGTTGCCATCGCACCATATTAATCGGTATGTCATCGGATAGGTGTGTCGGTATCTCACCTTGCACCCAGTTATCATACACACCCTTGGGTGATATAATTAGTGCTGCGTTTAGTTTACCCTCTGTATATAAGGCCCCCATGGTATCTATAGCCACTTTCGATTTTCCTGTACCCATCTCCATAAACAGTGCATAATACTTTGCGTCCCACGAATCACGAAGCGCTTTCATCTGATGATCGAAGGGTTTCGTTTTAAATTTATATTTTTTCATTTTTACCTCTTGACTATAAGAACTTATAAGCATATATATGGAATTGTCAAGACCTGAAAAGGTTTTTAATCGCGAAAGAGAAAGGACGATATATGGACATAATGAAGAAACTTAAAGAGGATGCCAATCAAGGCTCCTTATTTTCCAAGCATACGTTAGATAATGAAGACTTATCCACGCTTACTGGATTTGCCGAAGCTATTATTAAACAAGATGCTTTTGTGAAAGAACTAGACGAAAAGCTTAAAGAAGAGAAAAAGAAGCTGTTAAAGATGACGGACGAAGATTTACCCGCATTGATGACAGAAGCTAACTCTATGGAGTTTACTCTGCTAGACGGATCAAAAGTAACTATAAAGCCACAGTATGGAGCATCTATTAAGGTAGATAACCGTCCTGCGGCGTTTGAATGGCTAAGGGAGCATGGGCATGACGACATTATCAAAAACACAGTATCTTGTCAGTTTGGACGCGGAGAAGACGATCTTGCATCTTCGTTCAAGGCGTTTGCCGAAAAAGAAGGCTACGTCCCAAGCCAGACCGAAAAGATCGAACCCATGTCACTACGGGCTTTTGTCAAAGAACGTGTTGAGAATGGGGACGAGTTCCCCATGGAGTTATTTGGGGCGTATGTTGGTCAACGAGCCGTCATTACTAAAGCGAAAGGAGCAAAGAATGGCTGAAGCAAGCAAGGCCGTGGCTGAAAAGAAAGCCACAGAAGTTGCCGCATTTGATTTTGCACAACTTCAAAAAGATGCGGGAAAGGGTAACGAGAACGTCGGTAAAGACGATCTTGCCTTACCGTTTATCAAGATACTATCTGGGGTTGATCCAATGATGGACAAACTCGATGGTAAAAAGGGTGACATATATAATAGTGTCACAGAAGCGCTATACAGCGGCAAGGAGGGCATTGTAGTCGTTCCGGTTGCTTATCAGCGTGAATTTCTACGATGGGCCCCCAGAGGCCAAGGTAGCGGCGCTCCTACTGTCTACAAGACACGAGCAGAGTGTCCTGACGTAAAACGGTCAGAGGATGACAATAAGGAGTATTGCACCGACGGCAGTGGGGATTACATCGAGGAAACGCATCAGCACTTTGTGTTGGTTATCGGTGCGGATGGTAAAGGCGAAACAGCGCTCATACCCATGAAGTCTACACAGCTTAAAAAGTCACGCAAATTTAACAGCATGATTATGGCGCAGTGTGACAAGGATGGGTTTGCACGGTTCGCGTACAAGTTCCGTATGAAAACCCTTGGTGAGTCCAATGACAAGGGCTCATGGCACGGTTGGGAAATGCAACTGGAAGGACCGCTTCTTGATGAGGACACTCAAAAGAAAGATCCCGCACAGTTTGCAAAAAACTTAGCGACATATGAACAGGCAAAAGCATTCTCCGAGAGTGTCCAGTCGGGCAACGTTGAAGTAAAACGTGAGAATGAAGATGTTAAGAGCGGCGAAAAAGATCAAATACCGTTCTAATTATGTCATCAGTAGAAAAATTTGCCGCAATCTTTGATGGTCTGCAACTAGCCTACGGCACGTTCAAGATTGACAAGAAGCAATTAAATGGTAAGAGCACGGGCCGTGCCGCGATAGTTCGCGAGCCACGGTCCATAGAACTATGGGAAGGTCACATATCAGGCAAAGGTCGTGGTATCGGTATCATACCCATAAACGAAGAAAACAAATGTGTCTGGGGGTGTATTGATGTGGATCAATATCCCCTTGACCACAAAAAACTAATAGAACAAATACGTAAGCTAAAACTGCCTTTGGTCATTTGTCGCTCCAAATCAGGTGGAGCGCACTGCTTTCTGTTTGCTACAGAATGGATAGAAGCCAAAGATATGCAAGCAACGCTACAACAAATGTCTGCCGCACTCGGATACGGCGGTAGTGAGATATTTCCAAAGCAAATAAAATTACACTTAGACCGCGATGATGTTGGTAACTTTCTAAACTTACCGTACTTTGATGCAGAAGAAGGCCTGCGGTATGCCATTAAGGACGACGGCACAAGCGCCACGCTTGGTGAGTTTTTAGAACTGTATGAACAGTATAAGCAAACACCTGAACAGGTAGCTAGTCTACAGCTAGGGGACGTTAAGAAAGAGGAGCCCATGATGGACGGTCCGCCCTGTCTACAGATACTCGCCAGTAAAAAGATAGGCGAGGGCGGTCGTAATAACGGATTATTTAATCTTGGCGTGTACTTACGCAAGGCGTACCCTGACAGTTGGGAAACAGAGATACTTACCTATAATATGCAGTATCTTGAGCCACCTCTGCCTCTCAGCGAGGTAAACATCGTGGCCAAACAGCTTGAGCGTAAGGAGTATGCGTACAAATGTAGCGATGCCCCCATCAACGCTTACTGCAACAAAACCTTGTGTCTTACACGAAAACACGGTGTAGGAGCGGCTGTACAAGGCGCGGTCATAGCAAACTTACGTAAATACAACTCAATACCGCCCGTATGGTTTGTCGATGTAAACGGTGAGCCCTTGGAAATGGATACAGAAGCCTTGCTAAACCAAGCTATATTTCAAAGATCGTGCATGGAGCAACTCAACTTTATGCCGCGATCTGTATCTCGAATAATATGGGAAAACCGTATTGGAGCCCTGATGCAAGAGATGAAAGAAAACGAAAGCGCCATCATTGATGTATCACAGGACGCTAGTGTCAGCGGACAGTTCTATGACCATTTGGAAGAGTTTTGTCAAAGTATGCAACAGGCGGACGATAAAGAAGAGATACTATTGAAGCGCCCATGGACCGATGAAGAGGGTAAGGCTACTTATTTTAGACTAAAAGACTTTGATGCACACTTGAAGCGCAACAAGTTCTTTGAATATAAGAGTCACAAGATAGCCCAACGCCTACGGGACAAAGGTGGCGAAAGCTTACAGATACGGATAAAAGGACGCCCCGTGCGTGTATGGAAGATACCGTCGTTTGATGCGGTAGAGGTGGAGCTATCCGCTCCTGAGTTTGGTGGTAACGAAAACAAAGAGGTATTTTAATGTTAAAAGCAGACGGATTTGATAAAGCATTTTTAGGCGTAGCATCGCGATTTAATATGGAGGATGTATTTGCCTATGATAAGGACGAATGCATAGCCATACTATGTCGGCGTGATAATATGTCGTATGACGATGCCGTTGAGTTCTTTAATTATAATGTATTAGGATCATGGGTAGGCGAAAAGACGCCCCTGTTTTTAAAGAAGTATGGCAGTATAAAGGATGCAGTAGATGACCTCGATTTATAAAGAACGAAACCTTGAGATGCACAGACTCCGAAAAGAAAAAGCCATGACGCTTACCGCCATAGGTAAACGCTACGGTGTAACACGCGAAAGAGTGCGTGTAATAGTTAATAAAATAGAAGAGCAGAATGCAAACAAAGATATTCAGGATATACGGACCTCCGGGGACGGGGAAAACAACAGCCCTACTGAATAAAGTTGACGAGGCACTACGTCAAGGCATACCGCCCTCAAAGATAGGATACTTTGCCTTTACCCGCCAAGCGGCTTATGAAGCAGTGGATCGTGCGTGTCAGCGCTTTGGTCTTGATGAAAATCAACTACCATGGTTCCGTACATTACACAGCTTTGCTTTGCGTTTGTCTGGTATACGGGCCGAGCAAGTCATGCAGAACGAGCATTACAAAGAACTATCCGATACTATCGGTATAAAACTGGTACCTGACAACGGGGGTGGCGATAATATATTTGAGTCTAGCGCTAATGCAGACCCTTACCTTAGTATCATAAACTTAGCGCGATTGAAGAAGATACCTCTGCGCAAGCAGTATAATCAATCCGACAGTAATATAGACTGGATGACCCTGTCCTACGTCGCACGGTCCATACAAAGCTACAAAAACAGATTAAAAGTATATGATTTTACCGATATGTTAGAGATATTCGTTAACGAGAGCTCCAAGTTCTGTCCGCACCTAAGCGTCAGCTTTATAGACGAAGCACAGGACCTATCTCCGCTGCAATGGGATGTGGCGCACATAATAGAGAAATATTCTGATAAAATTTACTGTGCGGGGGACGATGACCAAGCTATATACAAGTGGGCGGGGGCTGATGTCGAGCACTTCATAGGACTTAATGGGGGGTATGAGGTGCTTGAACAGTCCTACCGCGTACCACAGAACATACATCCTCTGGCCTCGCGTATATCCAAACGCATACACAAGCGTGTACCAAAAACCTATCTGCCCAGACCCGAAGATGGATTAATAAAACGTATCAATGATGTATCGCACATAGATTTATCCGAAGGAACATGGCTCGTACTCGCGCAAGCTAATTACTTCCTACACGGCCTTATAGATAGTTTACGCAGTCGCGGTCACTTATTTGCGTACCACGGTCAACGATCCATATCGCAAAAGATAAGCGAAGCGGTAAACGGATGGGAACAAATGCGTAAAGGACGAGAGATAACCGCCCCTGTGGCCCGTGTCATCTACAGCTATATGTCTGTCGGCAACCGTGTAAAGCGGGGCTATAAAAAAATACCGCACCTTATGGACGATGAAACCGTAACACTTGATGCGCTACAGCGTAATCATGGCCTTTTTGCCACCAATGATATGATATGGCATGAGGCTATGAATAAGATACCCGACAGCGAAAGAGCCTACATCACCGCTCTACTCCGTCGCGGAGAGAAGTTTAATGGCACGCCCCGTATAACACTATCCACGATTCACGGATCAAAGGGTGGTGAAGCAGAGAACGTCGTGCTATTTACTGATGTGTCCCCCGCCGCGTCCAAAGCGGCGGAACAGGACCCTGACGAACTGCACCGTGTATTCTATGTCGGTGTAACACGAACTAAAAAAAATCTATATTTAATCGAGCCAGAAGACGCATTGAGGAGTTACAGCATATGAACAGGAAGCAAATACTAGACAAAGCCGAGAAGATGATTAACGGCCCACGGGCCAAGGATTATGGCGATGCCCACGAAAACCACAAACGCATAGCAAAACTATGGTCGGTTATACTTGAGAAAGAGGTAACCGTATCGCAAGTCTATCAATGTATGATAGCGGTCAAGCTGTCCCGCCTGATAGAAACACCAGACCATGAGGACAGTTGGCTCGATATCTGTGGCTACAGCGCCCTTGCAGGAGAAAAATAATGGCCTTGCAGTTAGCGTTTGATACGCCAAAGTCGGAATGGCTACCGCCATCCGAGCTTCCTAACATCTTCGAGGCCAAACAAATAGCCATCGATGTTGAAACACGTGATCCAAATATCAAAACACTCGGGGCGGGATGGGCCACAGGGGACGGTGAAGTGGTGGGATATGCCATTGCCGTCAGCGATTGGTCAGGTTACATACCCATACGACACCGATACGGGGGTAATCTGGACGAGCGTATCGTAAACAAGTGGCTACAAAAAGTATTTGAGAGCCCCGCCGATAAAATAATGCACAATGCCCAGTATGATGCGGGGTGGATACGGCGCATGGGATTCACGCTCAACGGTCGAATCATCGATACCATGCTTATTGCGGCTCTATTGGACGAAAATCGATTTAGTTATAGTTTGAATGCTCTGGCCTACGATCACCTTGGCAAGGTAAAATCCGAGAAAAATCTGGTAGAAGCGGCCCGTAGCTTTGGTCTGGACCCAAAAGGCGAGCTCTGGAAGATGCCTGCAATGTATGTGGGACCGTATGCCGAGGGGGACGCCGAGCTAACACTTGAACTCTGGAACTATCTGTCAGGACAACTCGGCAAAGAAGACCTATGGCCTATCGCTAATCTTGAGCTCGATCTACTACCGTGCCTTATTGACATGACATGGCGCGGAGTACGGGTCGATCAGGACAAGGTCGAGCGCACACGGAACTCGCTACTCAAGCGCGAGAAAGACGTACTGAGCCACATTAAGAAACTTGTGGGGCATGACATCGAAATATGGGCTGCCGCCTCCATAGCGAAGGCCTTTGAGTCTCTCAGTATCGAATACCCACGGACCGAGAAGGGCGCACCATCGTTCACGAAACAATTCCTGAGCGATCATAGCCACGAACTCCCACAGTTAATTGTTCAAGCCCGTAACCTGAACAAGACCTCGGGGACCTTTATTAATACAATTATGAAGCATTGTCACTCAGATGGACGCATACACAGCCATATAAATCAAATACGATCCGACGACGGCGGTACCGTGTCAGGACGTATATCCATGAATAACCCGAACCTACAGCAGATCCCCGCACGGGATCCTGAGCTTGGTCCTATGATTCGCTCTCTGTTCCTCCCCGAAGAGGGCGAAAAATGGGCCGCGATTGACTTCTCGCAACAGGAACCACGGATCTTAGTTCACTATGCGTATGTGTATGGCAAGAGTAAAGGGCTCACGCTTGACGGTGTAGAAGAATTTGTCCACGGCTATCGGAACAATCCCGATATGGACTTTCATACAATGGTTGCCGAAATGGCACAGATACCACGTAAGCAAGCAAAGACGATAAACTTGGGCCTGATGTACGGTATGGGGGTCGGTAAAATGTCTGACCAACTGGATATCACGCTTGACGAAGCCAAGGACTTGGTCCGTCAGTACCACACACGGGTGCCGTTTGTTAAAATGTTGATGACAGGCGTGCAAAACAGACTCAACGACAAGAGCAGTAGCGGTTCTATTCGGTCCCTGTTAGGACGTAAGTGTCGGTTTGATCTGTGGGAGCCCGATACATTTGAGATGAACAAAGCGCTCCCGTACCGCGAAGCGGTGCAAGAGTATGGCGATACGACACGCCTCAAACGTGCGTATACCTACAAGGCCCTGAATAGGTTAATTCAGGCATCAGCCGCTGATATGACCAAAAAAGCTATGATTGATATATATAAAACAGGTCGTATACCGCTTATACAGATTCACGATGAGATAGCTATGTCTGTTAAAGACATAAAAGATGCAGAAACTATTTCTCAGATGATGGAAACTGCGGTAGACTTAGAGATACCGAGCAAGTGTGATATTGAGGTTGGCCCCGATTGGGGAACTGCTAAATAATTTTTTACTGCTAACACTTTCCTCCCACCCTAGCCCCGCCAAGCGGGGCTTTTTTTATTTTTTTTTAATTTTTGGGCTTGACAATATCTTATAAGCTATTATTTTAGATAATACTGATCGCCCATTAAAACCATGGAAGTACATCAAGGCAGACTTAGCGCGATGTAACAAAGTGTGTTGACCACGTGTTCAAGGTCTTTGGAAGCGGCAAAAGCGCTCTGTGATCGAGAGCTAGTTGGGACCTACCCAATGATCTTAAGCGAATTATTTCGCAAAAAAAGTGACTGCTTGCTAAAGTGTGTATTGAGAGGACACGGTTTGAACACCCATTTGGATGCCAAAAGTAAAGAGTGGAGCGGTGAGAACTGAGTTTGGTCGAAGAAAAACTGCTTTCGGGTAGTCAAACTGCCAACGAAGCTCTAAAACTAACCTCACGGCCCTCAGATCTGGTTCATCTGGGGGCTTTTTTTCTTGCATCTTTACATATTATCTTATATAGTCTTGTAAGATAATATATAAGGACACCTTATGGACACAGAAAAATGGAAGTCGGTACTCGTTCCCAAGGAAGTTTACGAAGAAATTAAGCGAACAAGCTCGGATCGCGGACGGACTATCAGCGGTCAGCTAAAAATTATCTGGCAAATCTATAATAAATTGAAAGAAAAACTTGATCCTAAGCCTTGACTAAAAAAAATTTGGCTATAATATGGGATAAATTATATATATTACCATAGGAGAGAGATATGACACCTGATATTGTTTACTTTATATTGTACCTGATAACTGTACCCGATATCGAGAGCGATCAACGGGCCATCCATCGTATTTACTTTGAGAATGCGGACCAATGCGAACATTACGCAGAAATGTTAGGTCAACAAAACGATCCTATTGTCGGAAAGAAAAACTGTGTTAAAGTAGATACCTATCTCCCTGAGATACGTATACCGTTACCCAAACCCGAGTTTATGAAATGAAATTAGAATATTTAGCGAACATTAATAATTTTCTTAAAAAACCAAACACGGACCACCAAATACGGCACTTTAGTAAAGAAGTTTTAGAAACAATAAAACGTATGACACGCCGTAAAAAGAAAAAAGAAGTGGATTACTCTAAAGTTTTTGATGACGAAGAAACAATTAAACGTATTCGGGCCGATATAAATAAGAGATTTATCACGCCTGACGAATTTAATAATAAAAAACAAATAAAAAACAAAAAAGACTTGTAAAGTCTTATATAGTCGCGTATAACTACATACTGAGGGAAGTCATAGGCCCTCTCCCGTAGTTAAAGAAGAGCCCTCTAGATATCTAGGGGGCTTTTTTTGTGTTGACAGGCCATTTTATCTGTGATTATATGAGATTATGTCAACTATAGGAGAAAAATATGACAATACGCGATTTTAAAGCCGATTACGAAAAAGATAAGGACGCCATCAACAAAAAAGTAATTGCTACCGCTCGTAAGTTTAAAGACGAGGGCGAGTGCGATATCTGGCACACTATCTGGCACGATGGGGTGCCATATGATATACACCTCATCCTCGATCAATCAATCGAGGAAGAAAAACACGAGTACGAAGCGCTTGTCTATCCCGTCTTGCAAGATGAAAACGGCGAGTGGAGTAGAGGTGTTGTATCTGATCCCGATAATTGTGACGTATTATTGTTTAAACATACCTTTCCAGACCGAGGAGAATGGCAATGAAGTATGATGACACATATATAGTCAAGCGCATCTTACAAAGGTGTCAAGAAGTGGTAACCGAACACGCTTACAGAGATGAAGATGATGACGATTTTGGTTGGGACAGTAGTCTTGATATAGAACAAGCGTATTGGGTAGCGAACAAGTTACATGATTGGATATATAAGTTTAAGAAAAAAGGTCTACAAGAAAAGTTAGCCGAGCTGTACGATATCGCCCGAGATATTGATCCCGATACAGCGTCCGTTATAAGCATGGCCGAAGAAACGTTGAGGAAGAGCAAGGAGAATGACGATGCCTAAATATAGAGTAACTGCAACAAAAGACGTTGGATATTCCGCGATAATCGAAGCGCCCACTAAAGACAAAGCGTGGGTAATAGCAAGGGGGGATAACCCAGACGCTGAAGAGCCTAATTGGGAACAGGCCGATGATGGACATGATTGGACGTTAGAAAATATCTGGGAGGTGGAAGAATGATCACATTCAAAAACGAACTGCCCATGGACCACGAAAGGTCTTTGGAGCATCTTGTCGGGCTTTGGACACAGGATCTAATAAACCATTATACCGATACACCCTTTAGCAATTCGTATGCCTCTTGCTATGAGTCCGCGTGGGCAGAAATAGAAGAAGAGTTCCATTGGGAAAAACTAGAGATGGTGGAGGTATAAATGACTGAACTACAACTTTCAAATAAAGAAATGCGACAGCTCGCAAAATTTAGTTGTAAATGTTTAGAGGAGTGGAAAGAGGATAAGCTACAAGGCTTTGAGGATCTGTCTATGTGGTACGGAATACAATTTGATAAGCGAATGTTTGACTTAAATTTGTGGGACGATGAAGAAGGAAATATTGTCTGTACTGCATATGAATGTGACGAAATCGAAGATTGTGGAGAAAAAAATTGGACCACAAATATTAACTTTGAAAAATTTTTATGGAGCGTAAAACAATGACAGTACGGGTACATCTACAAAGTGAAACGGGCTCTTGGAGCGAGGAAATCGGAACGTTTACGTGCGAGGAGTATTACGAGGTCTGCATCACGGCCCTCGCAACATGGGCCAAGAAGAAGAACAATATAATTACAGAGAGTTTGGAAGAACCGCCAAGCGAACTCAGGATAGCTAAGAAAGTTCTACTGAGCTTGATAGATGATTCTTACGACACGCTCCGTAATTGTCCCGAGGCCCGACAAGATCCATCTAACATACACGCCACAGTAAAAGAACTTAAAGGCGCGATTGACGAAATCGATAGACATATAAGCATAGAAGAGGAGAACGATAATGAGTAAAACAAAAAATAAACCATGGGAGGTTACCCCTGAACAGAGAGTCAAGATTTGTAAAAGTATGAAATGTCTTGCAAACATAGAAGTAGCCACGGCTCAACATTGTCCCATCGATTACAATGATATCTGTGATTTGGTGTCTCTAAAATGGGAACTGTTTCATATTCTCGGGATTGAACATAAAAAAAATGAAGAAGGGCATTATAGTATTTATAATGAATTAGTGTTAAAATCTGAGGACAATGGAGCAGATACTTAGATATATAATCGAATACGGGGAGCGCGGCTTGCTCCCCGACGATGACGAAACGCGGAAGATAATTAAAATAGCCAAATATGTACAGCACACTAACCTAGTTTATATAGCGCAAGACTTTGAAAATTTAGCCGATATGATCTTACACGAGGACCGAGATGGACATAAAAAACACTAATACAAAAGTCGTGGGTAACCACACACAGGCCATGAAGCATATGGGACAGCTTAGTTTAAAGATCGAAACTATCACAGATCAGGTGGAAAAGATGATACTGGAGCATAAAAAGATCAATATTAATAGTCAGGCAATATCCGCTGAAGAGGCCTCCTATAATCGGGGCGCCGTAGACGCTCTGCAAAAAGTTTTAGAAAATTTAAAAAAAGATTGTAAGGAATTTTCCTGAAATTTTGTCGATCACACCTATTATATGTTCAGATATTTTTTTTTATTTTTTTTTGAATAGAATTGGCGGTACAGGCGGTACGGCGGTACGGCGTCCTGAAAGCCCTATATTATAAGGACTTTGTCTGTACCGCCTCCGTAACACCACTATTTTAGAGATGTTACACAATCGTTAATCGCCAAAATCTCTTATAGGGGTCTGAGAATTTTTTTTATAATTTTTTTTAGCTGAGTATATATAGAGGCTGAATAAACAATAAGGGGTTGACAGTCTGATAAAGTCCCATATACTGGTTCGTATAAATACTATGGAGAAAACTATGAAACCAGTTAAATTAGTCGAGGGCGAGAAGCCTGAAGTTGATAAATGGCTTAACAGCGTTTTGAAACAAAATACCGATACAGAGAGATTGCTGTGGCAGTTAAAAGATTGGGCCGATAATATGGACGAAGATCATCTCGGCATGGGCGGTGATATTATTGAGGAGCTGTATGAGTTGTTCTTTAATAATGAACCCAAAATGTTTTTGACCGATAAGCAGTTGTCCGAGATTGCCAAAGAGGGGTGGAAACCTCTAAAACATAAAACGGGTGTTGCTTGGTTTGGCGGAAAGACCCACTCCACTTTGGCTAATCAAGTTCCCGCTGAGGATCTCGAAAACTTTGAAGATCTTAACTTTCTTGTGGTCGCGTATCAGAGGGATAGTCAGGATGGGTAAGAAATATAATAGTGTGTCTTATCTTGGTTTCTCTATCGATCACGACAAGGAAGATGGTTTTGACATTACCGCGGACGAGATAAGAGCAAAATTACGAGAAGCACTAAAGTATACTGACGAAGAATTAAAAGATTTAATCTTTAGCAATTTAGACGATACAGTAGAGAATGAAGATTGGAAACCGCCCCAAATAGATAACATAATAAAGTGTGGTGGGTGTGAACAAACTGCTGAGATTGGTAAGGATAGTTTTTCGAAAGAAGATTGGACCTACCCTTGGATAGATATTCCGCTGTGCGATGATTGTTATACCGAGGTTCGGGTAACGATAGCCGATAGGTTCGATATTAAGAACTGGGGTCGGATAGATTTATGAAAGGAGGTGAGTAGAAATTTTTATATTTAGGTTTATTGGATGGTTGCTATACGGGTCCGAGTACGACGATTTAGAACGAAGAGCAAATAGCCGTCCAACAAGGAAAAAACGTAGATAATACTAAGCCCCGTTAAAAATGTTGACGGGGCTTTTTCTTTGGTTTAGTATGGGACATTGTCAATTAACTATAAGGAGAAAAACTATGACAAAAAATACTATCGAATTTAGCGAACAGCCTTTACACGATCCGCTGACACAGATGTTTATTCAGGACTTCTGCAACAAGTGTAGTATAGGGGCGGACATGAGCCGAGAACAATTTAAAAACTTTTTGGCCAAACAATCGGTCAGGGACGCTCTTAATGATCGTGATATGGATAAGCTTGAAGAGTTGATTGCTGAGGAAAATAAATGAGTACGCCTTTTGAAAATAAACTTATCGATCAGGGCTTTGCAGATACCCGCGCTCCGAAACTAGCGGAAGCGGTAGATCGTTTACATAGCGCAATATCTTATATGGATAGCTTCAACATATCTTTATTAAAGAAGCATTACCCAGAAGCAATTACTTTAGCTCGTAAGCTCGGGTATTGTGATAGCGTTTCGAACAAGTTTGAGGACGATATTTATTATTGACCTATCCCATATAATCTCATACTGTAGGGGCGGGGTATTCTCGCCCCTTTTTTTTAACAACTATGGGAGTACACAATGATTAGTAATTTGATACGTTGGGATTATGAGATGGGTTTTAAGAATAGAAAACTGGGGATGCCATACAAAGTTATTTCTTATGAGCCGAAGTTTGAAAATAGTTGCAAGCACCATAAGTATTCTTTTTATGCTCATGTAGATTGGCACTACAACGATCGAGTATATGATTTATATTTTTTAACGTTTGAAGAAAAATATAGTTTTGGGGAGTGGTTATGGTGCGCTCGATATGATGATTTGGATTGCAATCACTCAAGTGGTTCTGTTAGCTCAATGACTAATGACCAAGATTTTATGAGGTGGTTTGTTGATTACCAAGACCGACTAGGAAGAAGAAAGAATAAAGACTTGTTAAGGGCTTGACCCATCTCATATTATCTTATATTCTTCTGGGGCGGGGTAATCTCGCCCCGTTTTATTTTAACTAACTATAGGAAAAAACTATGAACGATATTGTAAACAATCTTTTGAGTAATGCTTCTGCCAAGGCGGAGCAAAACGAATCTTTTGAGGGCTTTCCGCCTTTGGATAAATGTTCTTATAAGGCTGAGTTTAGACCCATTCAGTACGGGACAACTAGCACCCTTGTTAAAGACGATAAGGGAAAAGATAAGATCATTTGGTCCGATTTTAAATCAATAGATCCTGAAGGCGGTCAAGCTATAGTCAGGACCGATAACAACGACATCTTAGGTATTATGAAAAAGCGCTATGCTATTTGTAATAATGATGATCTTATTGTCCCTGTACAAGAAGCGCTTGAAGACACACTCCCAAAAGGCGCAATGAACAATGTAAAGTTAATCGAGAGTACCGCCGACGGGGGATCTGTTGCTAGGTTCGGCTATCACTTCGACGGGCTCGGGCATGAGATCCGCCAGTTATCAGGAAGCGGAACCCAGTTAAATTTTATGGTGCGGGTTGTAAATTCTTTTGGCGGTCAAACAGCTATCCGCGTTCAAGCGGGTGCGCTTGATCTTATCTGTACTAATGGCATGACTAGCCAAAAAGAACTAGGCGCTCAGAACTGGGGACATACGGCGGGTTTTAAACCTGAATATATAAAGCCTTGGTTAACTGAGCAGATAGCCTTTTATGAAACTAAGGTGAAAGTTTGGGAGCAATGGGCGAATAGGGAGATAACACCCGAACAAGCACAAGCTGTTCTTGATGCAAATTACCCCGCGTCAGAAAGCGAGATAGCCAGAGCCGAGAAAAAAGGCAAGGTTGCGGGAGAGATCCAGAGTCGAAAAGCCCGTGCCATGATGGAGCAATTAGACAAGGAATTCCAAAATCGGGGAACTTCTGTCTGGGCTTTATATTCCGCCTTGACCTATTACAGCTCCCACAACTCCGAAACGTTCAAGGTTAAAAATTCCGACAACCGCGACAACGTAGAAAGAACCCTTATTGAGCGGGAGCGGGAAGTTTTACGGGTTGAAGCTTCGGAAAGTTTCCAAGAACTAGCCGTAGTTTAAAAACTTTAAAATTTAATCTATTTGGGGCGGGTGTTTACATCCGCCCTTTTTTTATGTATATATGGGATAAATCTTATAACACGGGAGTTTTTAAAAATGGTTTTATTAGTAAATGAATTTTCGACGGGCAAAAAAACTAAAGGGTTAGCTGTTACTTATCGGGCGGGATCAGGGGACAAATTCGGAACCTGCCCCGTTAGCTGTCAATTAAATCCTAGTGGGCGCGGGTGTGAAGATAAAGAAGTTGATTATGATTATTTAAACGTCATTTACAACAGTGTCCCCGCGGGCGGTTTTGCTTTCACTTTTTCGCATTTTAACCCGATCTTATGGTTTAAAGATTATTTCCCCCCTCAGAAATTCGCAACGATCAATTACAGCGCGGATATTTGGAAAGACGTTTTATATTTCTTTAAAGAATGCGCGATCCCCACAGTTTTGACAGTTGCACAAAACTTTTGGGGCGGGGCGCGATCTATTGAGCGGGACGGGGTGCGGGTTGTCCGCTGTCCTGAAGAATATATATCAACTGTTAGTTGTGTGAATTGCGGGGGCGTTTCTGGTCCGCTATGCGCCCGATCCGATCGAGATTATATAATCGGGTTTACAGCGCACGGGAACCAAAAGAACCGCATAAATAATAATGAGCGGGGCGGGTGCTATGCTAACGGCGGAAATGTAAACATACATTGGGAACGATTAGCAAAAAAACAGCAAGACCGAACCGACGCGGAAATATTGCGGGAGTTTGTCAAAACTATTCCGCCCCGTAGAATATTGAGACACCACATTGCGGGGGATATTGGCAAGCAATAAACCCGCCCCACAGCGCCCAAATTAAGCCCGTTAACGCGGGCTTTTTTTTATGGGGCTTGATTCGATCTTAGATTGTCTTATACTGTCCCTAGCGGGTAATTAAGCCCGTTTCAAACTATGGAGTAAAAAAACTATGACTAATTTATCAAAATCATATAGAGGGCGCGGAGCTGTACGACAGCGAAACAATAGTTTAAGAGAAGCGATTAAATTTAATATTGATTTTGCTTTGACTATGCAAGCTTGCGGGCGTGAAGAATTAGCCGAAAAACGTTTTAAACTTTTTATGGAGTTAGTGGACCACATTCCCGACGAATTAAAAATTAAAATTGATCCTAGGGGGAGCGATCACAAATTGTTAACGGGGGCGGACTAATGAAACTTAACAAATATCAATTAAAAGCTTTGAAGCGGTTATATGATCGCCAGAAGCCCACATTTAATATTTATGTCGCGGGTATTCTTAAAGATCGCGTTCCGATTAGCTTCTTAGATTTTCGGCGGTCTTGTTATCCTGAAATAGGCGCACGGGACACCGCTTTAATTGTCTACGGGGGCATAACCTACGGGATCGAACCCGACGGCTATTTACACACTTAAATCCCGTTACAGCTCAAACTTAGCCCGCTTTACCGCGGGCTTTTTTTTGTCCGCTATTTTAGAGTTAAACACGCAACGGCCCGCCGTCCGCGCTTGATCCTAAACGTACCGCCCGCCGTCGAGCAGCTCCCGCCCCGCCCCGATCCTATGCCAGCCGTCCAAGATCCGCCCGTCGTGATCCGCGGGAACTGGTCCCCGATCCGCGGACCACGTACCCCGTGCCGAGTATCTTTATTTTTGCTCGGGTCCCTTCCGATATCGGGTCAAGTTGCGGGGACCGAGAACAAAAAAAAGCGCCCCAGAAACCGCGCCCACAGGCTGTCGGCACTAGTGCATGGGCCATGTTTTTCACGAATAATTACCAGAAAAATCGTATGAATGTTTCACGTGAAACATTGCCTAAATATTGTGCAGAAAAAAGGTTCTTGTTAACTGCCTAAAAAACGTGCATATTAAGGCTGTTTATTAACCATCAACCGAGGTCCGAGAATGAAGAAGCGAAAACTAGGCAAAGCGGGCATACGTTACGAGACACGTGGTCGAAAGCCCGCCACCATAAAAACCCCTTTGACACGAAAGCAAGAACTGTTTGTCCGCGAGCTTGTTAGCCGCGATGGGCAGGTCACGTTACGCGAAGCAGCAGAGAATGCCGGGTACAGTGCAACGAGTGCGCACACACGCGCTTATGAGTTGACGAACCCGAATATCTCGCCGCACGTTGTTCATGCGATCAAAGAATATCGTCGGGCTTTGGATGAAAAATATAGTATTACCTTTTCGCGACACGTAAGGGATTTGCAGCGTATTCGGGACGAGGCATTGGCGAATGGTGCGTACTCGGCAGCGGTGCAGGCAGAGTTTCGTCGTGGTATGGCGCAGGGCGATATATATGTTAATAAATCAGAGATACGACACGGGAGCATAGACAGTATGTCTAAGGAGGAAGTTATGAAAGCATTGAAGGAGATAAAGGAGAGTTATGCCCCAGTCACAATCGACATCACCCCAGAAGAGGATAACGATAGCCGTGAAGAAGGAGAGCGGCTTTTACAAACAAGTGAAGGAAGCGGCGCAAAGAGTAAGTCGAAAGCTGTCGCTAACACGAATTGAGAACTGGGTCGGAGCCGGAATCCCAGACGTCCTCCTCTGTGATACCCATGGTTGTTTTCATTTTGTTGAGCTCAAGTTTACGACGACGGACAAAGTAGACCTGCGCCCGTCACAGGTATCGTGGCTCACGAAACACAAACACGCCTCTTGTTGGATATTGATTAAGAAACAGAAGAAGCCGTCGGAACGCGCAGAATTATTTTTGTTTAAGGCAGAGGATGCGGTAGATTTGAAGATGGACGGATTGAAAGATAAGAAGCCGGAGTTTCATTGCATGCAGCCGTTTCGTTGGGACGATATGTTTTTTAAAATTGTAGGGGCCCCCTGATGGATGTTTCCGAGCAGGAGGCCAAGCTTAAATTAAGACTGGCACAATTAGAAAAGCACGAAAGGTGTCAAGAGGACTTTTTAATTTTTGTAAAAAATATGTGGCCGGATTTTATTGTCGGTCGGCACCATAAGATTATTGCCGAGAAGTTAGAGCGTGTGGCACGCGGTGAGCTGAAGCGTTTGATTATTAATATGGCGCCGAGACATACAAAGTCGGAGTTTGCAAGCTTTCTGTTTCCGGCGTGGATGATGGGCCGTAATCCTAAGATGAAGATTATTCAGGCGACACACACCACGGAGTTGGCCGTGAACTTTGGACGTAAGACCAAGAACCTTATTGATAGTGACGATTACAAGGATATCTTTCCGTCTGTGAATCTGTCGGCGGACAGTAAAGCATCCGGTCGTTGGGACACGACATCGGGCGGTATGTATTATGCTGTTGGTGTGGGTTCGAACTTAGCGGGTCGTGGTGGCGACTTGGTGATTATAGATGACCCGCACTCGGAGCAGACGGCGATGTCGAATACGGGTTTTGATGATGCGTGGGACTGGTATACTGGGGGCCCCCGACAGAGACTACAGCCGGGTGGTAGTATTGTTTTGGTTCAGACAAGGTGGTCCGAGAAGGATATGACGGGACAGTTGATGCGTGCGATGGCGAAGGATGAGTTAGCGGACCAGTGGGAAGTTGTGGAGTTGCCGGCGATTTTTGATGATGGTAGTCCCTGTTGGCCGGAGTTCTGGAGCCTTGAGGATTTAACAGCGGTACGCGCGTCTATTCCGCCTAGTAAATGGAACGCGCAATATCAGCAGAATCCGACGGGTGAGGAGAATGCGATCATACCACGTGAGTGGTGGCAGAAGTGGGAGAAGGAGAGTATTCCCAATCTTGAGTATGTGATACAAAGTTATGATACGGCGTTTACGAAGAGGGAGACATCGGACTATAGTGCGATTACGACATGGGGTGTATTTTATCCGGAAGAAGCAGGGGGTCCCCCGGCGTTGATACTTCTTGATAGTCAGAAGGACAGGTGGGACTTTCCTGAGTTAAAGCAGGTAGCGTTAGAGCAATATAAGTACTGGGAGCCGGATACGATTATAATAGAAGCGAAGGCAACGGGGCTGCCCTTGACCCATGAACTACGGAACATGGGTATACCTGTTGTTAACTTTACACCGAGTAAAGGAAATGATAAGGTGACCCGCGTGCACTCTGTATCGGTTCTTTTTGAAGCAGGCATGGTGTACGCACCAGACACGAAGTTTGCGGATGAAATGATAGAAGAGGTTGCAGCTTTTCCAAATGGCGAGTATGATGACCTTGTGGATAGTATGACACAGGCTTTGATGCGGTATCGTCAGGGTAACTTTGTACAGCTACCTACTGACGATTGGGAAGAAGAGGATAACAACGTTCAAGTAAAGGCATATTACTAATGGCTATAGAAAAAGGAATACCATCACAGCTTGATCCAGAAGATCTGGCCGCAGAAGTAGAGCTAGAGGTCCCCGGTAGTATGGAGCCGATAGCGATGGTGGATATGGATGTTGAAGCGGAAAACATGGACATAGAGATTACTGCGGAAGATGATGGCGGTGTGACCGTGGACTTTGAGCCGACCGATCAAAGAGGCATGAGTGATGATTTTTATTCTAATTTAGCCGAAGAAATGCCCGATAGAGAGCTTGGACGCATTGCAGGAGAGCTTTTAGGAGAGTATGACGCGAATAAAGCAAGTCGTCAGGAGTGGGAAGACGCTTATGCTAACGGTTTGGAGCTGTTAGGGTTTAATTATGAAGAGAGAACGCAGCCTTTTCGGGGTTCTTCGGGGGTAACACACCCTTTATTAGCCGAAGCGGCAACACAATTTCAGGCACAGGCGTTTAATGAGCTGCTTCCGTCCTCGGGTCCCGTCCGAACAGCCATAGTTGGGGCCGAAACACGCGATAAACAGCAGCAATCGCAGCGTGTACGGCAATTTATGAACTATTACATCACAAATGTAATGGAAGAATACACGCCAGAGCTCGATCAGATGCTATTTTATCTGCCTTTGGCCGGTTCTACGTTCAAAAAAGTGTATTATGATGAAAATTTAGGCAGAGCGGTATCTAAATTTATACCCGCAGAGCATTTAGTGGTGCCATACGAGACTTCTGACCTCGAAACGTGCCCAAATATTACGCAAACGCTAAGAATATCGCTAAATGAGCTCAGAAAGAAGCAAATATCGGGGTTTTATCTCGATATTCCGGTGCTTCCGGGGCAGTCTGAAGGCGATTCTGTTACCGATGAGATCAATAGAATTGATGGTATGACGCCCTCTCAGATAGATTATGACTGTACTTTGTTGGAATGTCATGTGGATTTAGACATTGAGGGCTATGAGGAAACAGATGATGATGGAGAGCCCACAGGCATAAAAGTGCCGTATGTGGTGACAATTAGTCAGGACAATGGGCAGATATTGTCCATACGCCGTAATTATCGTGAAGATGATGATATGAAGCGCAAGATACAGTATTTTGTGCACTATAAGTTTCTACCCGGTTTTGGTTTCTATGGGTTGGGACTTATTCACACGATTGGCGGGTTGTCACGAACCGCCACAGCGGCTCTGAGGCAGCTAATCGACGCCGGTACGTTGTCCAACCTTCCTGCGGGTTTTAAGGCCCGTGGACTACGAATCCGAGACGACGATGATCCGCTTCAGCCCGGTGAGTTCCGCGATGTGGATGCTCCCGGTGGGGCTATTCGTGACAGCCTGATGCCGCTGCCATTTAAAGGTCCTGACGGAACCTTATTCCAGTTATTGGGATTTGTTGTTGATGCAGGACGTAGGTTTGCCACGATTACGGATATGAAGGTTGGCGATGGTAATCAGCAGGCCGCTGTCGGTACGACTATAGCGTTATTGGAGCAGGGCTCACGGGTGATGAGTGCGGTGCATAAGAGATTGCATTATGCGATGCGCTTGGAGTTTAAGATCCTATCAAGGGTAATGAGCGAGAGTTTACCCGGTGAATACCCCTATTCTGTTGAGGGTGAGGATAGTGCGGTAAAGGCGACCGACTTTGACGATAGGGTGGATGTTGTTCCTGTATCGGACCCAAATGTCTTTTCACAGGCACAAAGGATTGCGTTAGCGCAAACTAAGCTACAGTTAGCAGGAGCCGCCCCTGATCTGCATAATATGTATGAAGTGTATCGTGATATGTATGATGCGTTGGGTGTTAAAGATACCGATAGGATTATGAAGCGTGTGCCCGATGAGGAACCTACACCAAAAGATCCTGCGCAAGAGAACATAGATGTTATGGATATGGTAACGTTGAAAGCGTTTCAGGGACAAGACCATGAGTCCCACATTATGGCGCATTTAGTGTTTGGAGCGTCCCCCATGATTGGTGGTATGCCGGCATTGGCTATGGCGTTACAGAAGCATTGTATTGAACATGTGCAGATACAGGCGGAAGAGATGGCGATGTTGGAGATGCGTAATCAGGGACCTATGGCGCCGGAACAGCAGGAGATGCTGATGGAGGCGATCAAAGCTAAGTTTGTAGCGCAGGGTATGCAGCAGTTGAGGCAACTATCACAACAGGCCTCGGGTCAGGGACCAGATCCACTGGTTCAGCTCAAGGAGAAAGAGTTGCAGCTTAGAGCACAGGCAGAACAGAATGATGCGCAGAACGATCAGGCAAAGCTTAATCTTGATGCACAGAATCAGAGATTACGTGCCGATCAGTTCCAACAGCGGTTGTCCAGTCAGGAACGACAGACAGCAGCACGTATAGATGCAGCAATGCAAAGAGAATTTATCAAATCGAAAGGACAGTAATTATGAGTAAAACAGATATGTCGTATTACAAAGATCTTTTAGGAAGAATGGCAGGCGCTACACTGGGAGGTGCGGCAGCAAAAACACTGCCTCCAATCAAAGGTTTAAGTGGTAGTCTTTTAGGCGCCGCAAAGGGTGCAAAAGGTTTAAAAAAGAAGATTATTAAAAAGAAAAAAGGCGGTAAGGTGAAGTAATCTCATGCAACTACGGGAAAATCTATGTTCGATCCAATCACTATTTCTGCTGCTGTAGCTACCGCAAGTACGGCTTTTTCAGGTATTAAGCGCGCCTTTCAGGCAGGGCGCGATCTTGAAAGTATGTCACAGGATCTGTCAAGATGGATGGGTGCTGTGTCTGATGTGGATGCCGCACATAAATCAGCAAAGAATCCTACTATGTTTCGTAAGGTATTTGGTGGGGGCACGGTAGAACAAGAGGCAATCGAAGCTTTCGCAGCAAAAAAGAAACTTGAAGAGCAGCGATACGAGCTACAACAGTTTATTAAGTTTACGCACGGAACGGCTGCTTGGGACGAGTTATTACGAATGGAGGGGCAGATACGGAAGCGTAGGCAGCAGGAGATATATGATAAAAAGATATTTAGGGAAAAAGTTATCGGCATCGTGGCACTTACCGTTGTGCTTGCTGTTGGCTTGGGTCTTCTTGGCCTCTTCGTCTACTCCCTTATGGGACTTGACAGAGGATGGTTCAACTAATTGTGTTCGTAAACAAGGCGGTCAGGAAACGTTTGAATGGCTTTGTGCGCATGAAGGTGTGATATATTTAGCACAATCAGAAAATATTATTCAATGTTTTAGTTGTTTTTTAAAAAAATTTAGTGATTGGACTTGGGAGCAAGAGGTTCGTAAAGGGATACGAGAGGACCCAAAGTATATAACGTGCCGTCGCTATAAGCGCAAAACGGCTAAAAACGGTCAAGAGGTTTGTTTGTATAAAGGGGCAAACGAGACGTATTCGCTTGTTGTTGAGGGCCAATGTCCTGTAGAATATAGATGTAAGTATGAGCCCGGGGGCACAGAACCAAATATTGACAGTGTTGTTGATTCGTTAAATGATAGTTTTAAAAAATGAAAGTGTTATTGTTTGTGTTAGTTATTCTTGAAGGTAGTGAAATTTACGATGATTCTATAGAATATGGTAGTATTGATAAGTGCAACTGGTATGCGGAGAAAATAAATTTTTATAATGAGCGACAAACAAGAAATACTTTTTCTGCATACTGTAAACCAAAAGTAGCAGAGAGGAGGGAAGAGTGACACAAAAGACGTTAGAAAAAGGGTCTATTTGGGAGAAAGCCGACACAAATGGTGATGGTATGGTAACCGATAAAGAGATGGCTATCAAAGAGCGTATGGTGCTTTTGGAGAACCGTGATAAAAAAGAAGATCAACAACGATATCTTGTGTGGTTTTCAGCACTTACCGTAACAGCTTTTATTATAGTGCTAATGACGCCCCTTGTTCCTATTGAAAGAATTGACCACCTCTCAGGAATCGCCGAAATTTGGGTATTGAGTAACATGGGAGTCTTGGCTTCTTTTATCGGGTTTAATCAATTATCTAAAAGAGGAGAACTAAAAGATGGCAGCAAGTAGAAGAGGAGATTTTGCAACTCTAACACATAGGGGTAGGCAAAAAGTTAAGATGGGCGGTGGGGATAAAGAATTAAAATCCCTTGAAAAACAACTAGCCTCTCTCGAAAATAATATCTATGGTGTCCCACGGATTATTGAGCAAGATGCGAAGAAATTAAAATTAGAGAAGGGCAAAGGTAGTATACGTTATACTAAACCAATATATCATCCTGACGGGACAGTTACACCCGGAAGGCCCATACCACCAAAGGATTAATTATGTTACAATCTCTCATAGGTCCTGTAAGCGGTCTTCTTGATAAATTTATAGAAGATAAGGACGAAAAAGCAAAATTGGCGCATGAAATAGCCACGATGGGGCAGAAACACGCTCAAGAGCTTGCGCTTTCACAGATAGAAGTTAACAAGGCCGAAGCGGCGTCGGGCTCATTGTTTAAGGGCGGATGGCGCCCGGCAGTGGGTTGGTGCTGTGCGTTTGCCTTCTTATATCATTTTATCCTTAAAGACTTAATTATCTTTAGCTGTGCAATTGCCGGTGTGGAATTACCTGAGCTTCCCGAGTTCGATATGGGTACGCTTCTAACCGTTTTGGGCGGTATGCTTGGAATCGGGGGACTCCGCACGTATGAAAAGCAAAAAGGATTAACAAAATAAACACCGCCACGTGTGATGTTTGTGGCCACGATATGGAAAACGTAGACGAAAGTTTGCGTTGTAAATATTGTCAATACTTCTATGATATGAACAAAGAGTGGATTGATTTTGTCCACAAAAAGCAGGAGAAAAAAGATGGCATTCAAATTATCAAACAGGAGTCTGGGGAAACTGGAGGGCGTAAGCGAGGATCTGGTAGAGACAGTAAAGAAGGCGATTGAGCTGACATCCGTCGATTTTGGCGTGATTTATGGGGTTCGTTCTTTAGCTGAACAGGAAAAGCTTTTTAAATCGGGCCGATCCCAGACTATGCGTAGTAAACACCTTTTGCAAGATGATGGCACAGCACACGCTGTCGATTTAATGGCGTACCAAGACGGACAGCCATGTTGGGAAATCGCAGTTTATGATGAGATAGCAGATGCTATGAAAGAAGCAGCGGTGCGAGAAGGCGTTAAAATTAGGTGGGGCGCCGCATGGCAAATAGATGACCTTCGGGATTGGGAGGGCACAGCAGAGGAAGCAATGAACGCATATATCGATTTACGTCGCTCGCAATCACGCCGCCCGTTCATCGATGGACCTCACTTCGAAAAGAACTAGACAAGCCTTATATTTTCGCATAATACTAGGGTAAGTCTTATCTGGAGTTAAATTTTGGACGGAGTACAACTGGCACAGGCCATTTACAGAATTATTAATGACCGTAAGTCTTTTGTGCAAGAGCAACTACTTTTCGACCAGATAAAAAATATGGAGCAATATCGTGAAATGATGGGCAATCTTTCTGCTCTTAATCACGTGGAACAGGAACTCAAGGGCCTGCTAGATAAACAGGAGCGTTTAAATGACTAAAGCAGAATCGGTTGCTGAGGCGTATGTGGATTCAAAAGAAAAAGTCTTAAACCCAGAAGCACTCAGCGCAACACTTTTAGAAAGAATGCCAACCCCCACAGGTTGGAGACTTTTGATACTTCCTTACAAAGGCAAAGGCAAAACAGAGGGCGGAATATATCTGCCGGAAAATGTTGTTGAAGAAAATACAATATCCACACAAGTGGGCTATGTATTGAAGGTAGGCGACTTAGCTTTTAAGGACAAAGAGAAGTTTCCTACTGGGGCGTGGTGTGAAGCCGGTAATTGGGTAATGTTTGCTCGATATGCCGGATCGCGTTTTAAGATAGATGGGGGCGAAGTAAGGATACTTAATGACGATGAGGTCCTTGCTAAGATATTAGAACCTGAAGACATTTTGCATTTCTAGGAGTAAATAATGGCAGAGCAACAAATAGAACTTGAGCTTGAAGAAGAGCAGGACACCGAAGTAGAGGTGAAGCAGGACGAAAAAGAAGAAAATAAGGTAGAGACTGTCGAGGTCGAGAAACCAGACAACTTTGAAAAAGCGGAATCTAAAACACAGAAGCGTATTGATCGTTTGACTAAAAAGATCCGTGAGGCGGAACGTCAGCGTGAAGAAGCAATAAATTATGCCCAAAAAGTGCGGGCGGAATCCACAGAACTTAGAAACCGTATGAATACTTTGGACACAAATTATGTGACTGAGTATAGCACACGGGTAGAATCTCAGATGACGGCAGCCGAACAAGAAATGGCTAAGGCCATGGAAGTGGGCGACACTAACGCTGTTGTTGAGGCGCAACGTAAAATAACTTCTTTAGCAATAGAGAATGACCGAGCGCAACAGGCTAAACAACAACAGGAGCGGTTGGCTAAACAACAACAAGAGCAGCCCCAACCGCAACAACAAGTACAACAACCTGCACGAAAACCTTCTCCAAAGGCGGAAGCATGGGCTTCTAAAAATGATTGGTTTGGGCAGGATGAAGCAATGACTTATGCAGCTTTTGGTATTCATAAAAAATTAATTGAGGAAGAAGGGTTTGACCCGAACTCCGATGAGTACTATACTGAACTTGACAGACGAGTGCAGACAGAGTTTCCGCATAAGTTTAACGGGGGAAGCAAGCGACCCGCTCAGACGGTAGCTTCCGTGTCCCGCACAACCACTGGGCGCAGTAGTAATAAAAAGGTTAGACTCACCCCTAGCCAAGTTGCAATAGCTAAAAAATTGGGTGTGCCACTTGAAGAATACGCGAAATACGTGAAGGAGTAAGTTAAATGGCTGAAGAACAA